CCGTTCTCGTACGCTTCACGCAGGCCCGTCGTGAGGTAATCCGCCGGGTACTTCTTGGTCCATCCCTTGACGCTCGCGAATGCGAGCGTCAAGGCGGCCCAGGCGGCCCTGGCGGCCCAGGCGGCCCAGGCGGCCCAGGCGGCCCAGGCGTCCCAGGCGTCCCAGGCGGCCCAGGCGGCCCAGGCGTCCCAGGCGGCCCTGGCGGCCGCCTCCCGTTGGTCGGCGGTCACGGTGCCGTTCGCCTCAGCGTTCAACGCTGTCGCGACCACGTCGATGTAGCCACGAATCTCCTCGTCGTCCGTCGCGAGTCGGACCCCGAATTCCTCATGCGCAAGTCCGAACCACAGGATGCGCGCGAGGACACGGTCGTCGATGACGGCGCCGACGGGGATCGCCTCCGCGAAGCGACGCGGCCAGGTGCGGCTCAACGCGTCAGGGAGTTGCTCGAAGACGTGATCCTCGAGGTAGGCCAGCCATATCGGCAGCCCGAGCTCCGCCTCGTAGCGCGCGTGATCGCCCGTGCGCCAATCGTCGTCAGCCGTGCGCCCCTGCAACACGTTCAACGAGTGCAGCGAACACCCGACCGCGCAGCCCTTGAACTGCGCGCCAACCATCTCACCGTAGGTGCCTTTAAGGAGGGCGTCCTGTTCCTCGTGCCAGGTGATTTGCGCAAGGAAGTCGCGCTTGAGATCCGGGTTCGCGAGATACGTCAGCATCACAATCCTTTCGTTACCAGAAGGCCGCGTAGCTGGCGGCAATCCACACGCTCACCCGCAGATTTTTTGTTTTCACACTTTGCCGCCGCGCTCGGGCGTACGGCACGGGCTGTACGACCAAGCCCCGGTTGACGAGATCGTTTCGACGGGCCGAACAGATGTGCGCCTGCCAGCCGAGCGCCTTCTCCACTTCCGCATCAGTGACGCCGAGGGCGCCGCGCGATTCGATGAAACGCAACAGCACCGCACAGTCGTCGGCGGCCGTCCGCTCGGCGAACACGGCGGCCTCGTAGGAGGACTGCGCCGCCGCCGGCGTGGTCCCTCCCCAAGCGAGGCCGAGTTGCCGCGTTCGTCCGTGCATCAGAACGGGCTGCCCGATCCGTCGTCCCGACTGTGGTGCTCGGTCTTATGGAACTCGCTGCCGACGTAGCCCTCGCTGGCCAGGCTCGCCTCTTCCCGCCGACCCTTCGGCAAGCACGTCCGGCAGTACGCAAACTTCTCGATCACGTGCCCTCCCTCCAGCACCCGCGGCGGGGACAGGAAGGGGCGCTCGCAGGACGTGCACACGGCGCGGACCTGGCCGTCGTCGTGCCCGAGCACCGGCATGAAGTCCGACGCGCGGCCCCAGATCTTCCCAGCGCGTTTGTCCGGCCCCTCGGTCAGCACCACACCCCAGAACCGTTCGCCGGTCTGCCGATTCGTGTGGCGCCGGGCGAATCCCTGGTTGCCGCGCTGGTCGACGACGCGGTCGCCTTCCACGAAGCGCTCGACGGCGTCGACGTCACGCGGCACGGCGCCCCCTCCGTTCTTTTCGAATGGGAACTATATACTTGACTCCCGCGCATAACAATTCACCTCGTCAGGTCGCGCAAGGTGCCCAGCTCGTGGAGCAAGGACCGCACGGCGGCCCCTGCCCACATAGCCAACTGTCGCGCCTTCTCCGGCGTCAGGTCCGGATCGCGGCTCCAGTCATCCGTGAGCCGCTGAACGATAGCAGCGCGCACGTCATCGCCGATGTCATGCCGCCCGTCCCCCTTCGGCACTGGCACGGGTTCCCAGCGGTCCATGTCACTTCTCCTTGGCTTGCTGCTTTTGCAGAATGGTCCGTCGGCGCTTACGCTGGCGCGCTGGTTCGCTTTTGGCCTTCGGACGGTAACGCAGCACAGTGTCTGCAATGGCGTCCAGCGCCTGCTGTTCCTTGGGTTTCATCTTCCCTCCGCGTTGGTGATGATCGCGTCGAGATCGCCTACAGCCTGCGCCAGCTTGTGCTCGGCGTCGGTCATTCGCGTCGAATAGCCTCCCTGCTCTGGCAAATATCCGGCCGTCTTCTGATAGCTCACCACCACATCACGAGACGCCTTCAGCGCAGCCAGCAGCTCGTCGCGCTGCGCCTTCAGATCGAAAGCCCTGACGCCAAGGCCTTGCGCCACCTCCTGCCACCAGTCACGGCTGTCAGGAACAGGCTTCTGTCGGTGCGCCGTAACGAGCTGCTGGAGCGTAGACCCTTCCAGCTCGGTAAAGGCCAATCTCTCAAGCTGTTCTGGTGTCGGCATTCAGTTACCCTCCGGGACTGCAATCAAGTCCTTGTAAGTGAGACGCTTTTGCGCCATACCGTCGATGAACGAATCGAGCCGGTCCAGCGTCGGCCTAGCCACGTTCCCGTCGTTCAGGCGGAACGCGAACTCATCGACGTAGCGGCCGGTGTGCTTCGGCGTGATGTGGTGGTAGACGCCGATGATCCCGCGCTTCAGGACCGCGAAGGCGCTCTCGACACTGTTCGTGGTGACATCCTTCCGGCGGTACTGGCGCAGGCCGTGGTTGATGGAGTCGTGCCGGTAGAACAGGCCGTCAAGGTCCGCGTAGACCGGCGCTTCGTCCGTGTGCAGATGCGAGCCGAGTTCGATGTTGCTGTAGATGGCGTGCCGGATCGCCTCCGTCGTCGGGTTCTCCATCGTCAGCGCCTTCAGCCGTCCGCCGCGCTCACGCATCCCAAGAACAGGCGTCTTACCGACTGGCCCGCGTCCGAGGTTCAGCTTCTTGTTCTTGTGTTTGTTCCGTTCCTTGCCGCCGATGTACGTCTCATCGATTTCGATGATGCCCTGGAGCTTGCCAAGGTCCTTCCCGCACGCCTCCCGGAGCCGGTGCAGCAGGAACCACGCCGACTTCTGGGTAACACCGATCTGCTTGGAGAGCTGAAGGCTGGAGATACCCTTGCGGGCGGTGACGAGCAGGTACATCGCGTACAGCCACTTGTGCAACGGGATGTGGCTGCGCTCCATGACCGTGCCCGTGCGAACCGTGAAGTCCTCGGCGCACTGGTTACAGCGGTAGTAGCCGCCGCCCCGCTCCGTGATGCGCTCGCCAAGGCCGCAGACCGGGCACGCCGGGCCGTTCGGCCAGAGCCGACCTTCAAAGTAGATTCGCGCCGAGTCGACATCAGGAAACCGCTCAAACAGATCGAATGTGCTGATTACCGATTTCGTCGGGTTGGCTTTTGGCATGTCAGAGCACCTGATGACAGCGACCGCAATACTTCCAGCCGTCCACGTCGTAGGGTGTGTCATCGTCCTCTCCGTGCAGATAGCCGCCTTCCGGATTGTCGTGCGGTTTCTTCTGGCACGTGCGGCCGTGGACGATGGCGCCGGCCTGCATCTTCATGGCTTCAGAGACGCCAATACCGTGTCTGCGCTGTAGCGATTGAAGCGATTCGGTCATCGCGCCAACCTCGCGGCGCGGCGGATGTGCGCAAATCCGTCAGCCTGTTCCCGCTTGGCGCGGTCGTAACCCGCAGCCAGTTGCAGGAGCGAACCAGCAGCCATCCATACCGGCTCACCCGCGTTGAACCACGATACGAGCTTGCCGTGGGCGGACTCTACGCCAGCCACGGACGCGCCGTGACGGATGGCCGTCAGTTCAACGGAGTGCAGCCAGATGTGCATGGGCATGGTGGCCTTGGTGCCGTTCCCGGAGCCGTCAACGCAGGAAGCAGAAGTGATAATCATGAACAGAATTCTACACCTACCAGTCAAGGGAGTCAAGTATATAGTTCCCTTTCGAATGCGTTCCGCTGCCTGTTTCCAGTTCTTGTCCGGGGGTGGGACGATGATCTCGAGCTCCGCCGGCGCCCAATCCAGCATCCAGGAGATCAGCTCGCTCATTTCCTCGACGGTGAACCCCTTGATCGTCGTCACGCTGGGAATCTGGTGGCCACCGGGACCGGTGATGTAGCCGTACTTCTCGCCGAGCATGGCCAGGTCCGCTTGCTTCTCGGTCATCCCGCAGTGTTCAGCGACGAGCACGCAGGGGACAGCCTTCCAGTACTTCACCTGCTCCCAGGTCTTCGAGCGATGCGCCCGCTCTTCCTCAATCGTGACGATGACCGCGGTGCCGACCCCGAGCGCATTGACGAAGCGCATGTACGTCGCCTGACTGTCGAACTTCAGGCGGTGACGATGCCCCTCGTCGACGATGGTGGCCGCGAGCGAGAGCGAGGTCAGCGGTTCCATCGCTACCGCGTCGAGGCCGCGATCTTCTCGGGGTAGACTTCGACGCCCGCGATCCGGGCACCGCCCTTCAACGCGCGGACGACGCCGCCGATCTTGATCTCGTCGACTTTCTTGTATTGGTCAGGGACCTTACTGGAGTCCACGATGCGGAACTTCCAGACTTCCCGGAAGCTGACGCCGCTCACCTTTGGTGTGCTCTTCGCCACGACGACGGTGGGGGTCTGGATAGGCGCAGCGAACATCTCCTCGGCTTCGGCTCGAAGCAGCTCGTCATCGGTCTCTGCCGCCTGGAGCTCGAGCGCGGCGGCCTCCTCCAACCGCCGCTGCTCTTCCTGGCGCCGGGCCTCATCGCGCAGACGCTGTTCTTCGGCGCGGCGGATCCGCTCCTGCGCGTCGTCGTAGGCCACCAGCGCGCGCTTGAGGATGGTCTCGGCTTCAGAGAGCGGCGCCTCGGCGTCCTGTTTCTCCTTGCAGAGCGCGCGGTGTGCGTCGAAGGCGCGTTTAATGTGGGGGTCGAAGGTCTCGCCGATCTTCTGCCGCAGGGCCTTGATCCCCTTCAGCAGCTCGGCGGCCGCGGTATACGTGACGCCGTCGGTGACGAGCGTCGCGCGCGCGCGGTCCGGCCAGGCGAGGGCCTCAGACTTCACGCCGTCGGCGTTCATGGGCTCGATCGTCGTCGGGGTCATCGCAACCTCTTGGCTTGCACGACCGTGATCGCGGCCTGGGCGATCTGCCAGTCGATGCGCTCTTTGAACGGTTTGGGCTGATAGGTCCCGTCCGCGGCGAGATAGACGACCACTCGGTCGACCAGCCCGGAGACGAAGCCGTTGACGCGGGCGAGGTGCTCGTACCACGCCGACTGATAGCGGTGCCACGGCTCGTAACTGCCGGTCTTCCAGTCGACGAGCGTGTCGCGCGTGCCGATCTTCCCGATGACGTCCGGCTTCCCGGCGATGCCGCGGACCAGGCACCCGAGTGGGAGCTCGACATGGAGCACGGACAGGTTGACGTCGCGCACGTAGGCGCGGGCGGCGTCGAGATACCCGCCGAGGTCCGGGTCGATCGTGGTGTCGTCGAGATCGCCATCGAGGTCCATGTGGACCATCTCGTGCACGTAGGTGCCACGCAGCCTGGCCTCTTCGGTGTAATGGCTGGCGTCGATCAGGCCGACGGACTTGAGCGTGGACGTGCACCCGTCCAACTCGCGCCCGTCCTCAGCCCAGTACCGATGGGCCTCGTCCAGCCGGACGCCGACGTGCAGAGCCGCGGCGCCGCTCAACCCTCTTCTCCGGGCTGACGGGTGTCGCCTGATTCGGCGGCCGCCTGCGCGTCAAGTTCGGCCTCTGACGCAGCGGGCGCGGTGACGATGTCGACGACCGGCGGCTGCCAGACGGTCAGCTTCTTCAAGTCGGGACCGTACTTCCCGGTCGCGAACTCGATCGACACCGGCGTCTTGGCTGCGATGTACTTCCGGGCCGTGTCGGCGTCCGTCTCGCTGAACGTGCCGAACTTGCGGCCGGCCGAGTCCATGATCGTGAACTTCGTGAACGGCTCTCCGTTCGCCTTCGTGCCACCCTTGGAGTCCACCTTGACGAGCCGTACGACTCCCTCCGGCAACGGCCCGGTGTAGGCCGCGCCCGCCGCTGAGCGCCGCTGAGGGGCCTGCATCGTGCGCCGCTGGCCGTTCTCGTCCTCGGTAACGATGGGCCGCAGCTCCTCCGGCAGATCCTCGATGTCCTGGGCGAACACGTCCGACGCCGCCGTGACGGTCAGCGTCATGTCGATCTGGGCCCGCTTCTTCGCCATCTTTAGGATGGTGTTGGCGACATCGGCAGGATTCGTGCGGACTTGCTTCACCTTGTACGGGCCGTCGCGCCCTTTCTTCCAGACGTCGCGCCGCATATCCTCCGGCGTCTCGTCGAACTCCTCTTGGCAGACCGCGGCGCGCCAGCGGTACTTCTCCTCGTTCGAGGAGCACTCGCCTACGCCGGCGCCGAGGAACGCGCCCGTCGCCTGGTGCACGGCCTTCGCACGGACGCGGAACCGCGCCTCGTCACCGGGGATGGAGAGATCTTCGACTTCAGGGTCGCAGCCGATGCGGAACGTGCTCAAGATCTTCTCGGAGCCAGCCTTGTAGAGCGTCGGTTTCGGCGTCCCGGGGATCGTCCCGAAGTGCGTCCCGTCCTTCATGACGGCGCGCATGACTTCCTGAATCAGGTTGACCTGGGCGCGGATCTCAACGGCCGTCAGATTGCCGCTGGGCGCGAGCTCGAGCGCGGTACTCACTGCCCACCTCCCGCCGGCACGCAGGGACAGATCCCGCCACGAATCAACCCGGCAGAACGCACCCACCGATGGACCCGCTCGACGCCGAATTCATCGCAGAGCGCATCGATCAGGAATCGGGCATTGTCCGAGCGGTTGTCGTCGTCGAGCTCGGCGATCACGGCCGCGCGATCTAGATGGAGTTGAGCCTTCGCGGCCGCGCGTGTCTCCTCGGTTTCCGGATAGTCCGGACGTACAGGGAGACGGAGGACGCGATGGTCGCGGGGATCGTGCGGTGGCATTGGCGCATCTGGCGATTCGGTGTATCCTGATGTCTGCATCTGAACCCTTTCGTCGTGGAGCCCGGTTGCCGCCGGGCTCTTTCTCTGTACCGCACTCGGTGGAGTCCGGCGATCCGGTTCGTGATCCCCTTCGCGGAGTTGGGCCTGGTCGCACACAGCGCCGAATGAACCCAAGGCATCGCGTCCCGATACCTGACCGCGTCTCCCGGCTCTCAGGGTCTCGCCGGACTCCAACTCAATTCCGTTTCTCCCGCCCGTCTTCTCCAGCCTGATGCGAGTGGATGAACACCGGCATGCACTCCGGTTGCTGCTGCGCCACGGCGAGAGCGGTGTCCAGCAACGCCCGGCATTCGATGGCCCGCTGCACGGCGGGCACCGGGTTGGCGAATTGCGACGACACCGACGTGTCGTCTTTCACGCACCCTGTCCCGCGGCCCAGATCCCCACCGACGGAATTGCCGGCGCCGGGTAGGCGTCCACGGGAGGACAGCGGCCTAGGCACATCGCTGTCGGTGCGATCCCCAACGACGCTGCGGAGGTGTGCAGTGTCGGCGGCGTCGCAAACCCTTCTCATCCGGTCCCATGCCGATAGCTTCTTCAGGTCCCGCGGCGTGATCAGGCCCCTGCGGAGCAGGACGTAGCGCACCGCGAGCAGGAGGACAGCGGATGCGAGGGACCAGGCGATCACTGGAACCCTCCGAGCAACACGAGGCACGCCCACCCGCAGACGAACAGGAACACCGCCATCCCGATCTCCTGCGCCTTGATCATCGCCTTCGCTCCCGTCTCAAGACCCGCGGCACGTCCCCGTACCGTTCCGCCATCACGATCTCGCCGTAGGTCACGTCGCCCTTCCAGGCCAACTGCTCCAGATAGGCCCGATACGACGGATAGATGCCCACCCACGGTTGCGGCGGCGCCGGTGGCAGCAGCGGCCGGCGCGCCATGAGCAGGAGCGCCCCCAGGAACATCCGCCGTGTTACCACCAGAGCCAGCCGCCGACGCATCCAGCCACGACGAGGACACACGCGGCGACGCCGTAGAGCACGATCGACATCCGGCGATCCGCTTCCTCGGACTCCACGCGGTTCGCGGTTTCAAATTCAAGGACAGTCATCCGGCCCTCCGAATCGAAATAGTTGTTTCGACGACGACGCCTTCACTAATTTCCGCCAGGGCGACACAGAGGCACGGCCGGAGCCGAGCGATCATCCACAGCCGGGAGAACTGGACCGTCTCGACGCCAGCGATCCATCGAGAGAGCGCCGACGGATCCGGATACCCCATCTCGAACGCCGCTTCCTGCTTCGTCATCCCGGCCAGCAGAATCCCGCGCTCGATGGCTCGGCCGATGAGCAGCGCAAATGATTTGCGCTCAGCCTCGCCCGATGCGACTGAGGCCGCATGAGCTTTGCGTGGCACCTCGCCGATCAGGCCGGGTAGGCTGTGGTTCATGGTTAGCACTCACCTATCGAGACGCGAGCTTCAGGGGCGAACGCTTCGGCGTTCGCTCCCCCGCCAGATACTTGTCGACGGCGATCCGGGACCAACGGGGGCGCTTGTCGATCGAATCCAACTCGGGAATCGGGAAGACTCGCTGACGACGGAGCCTGGAGATCGTGCGACGCGACGTCTTCAGCACGCGCGCGATGTCGTCGATGAAGAGCACGTCCGGCAGCGACATCACGCCACGGCCTCGACGTGGGAAAAGTACCGACGGATGGAATAGCCGAGCGCCTCAGCGAGACGTTCAGCAGTCTTGGGTGTCTGCGCTTCTCCGCGCAGGAAACGGCTGACGGTCATGACTGAGACGCCGGCGGCGGTAGCGAGATCGGTGTTGTTCCAGCCACGGAGGGCCATGTCCGCGACCATTCGGTCGATGTTGAATCGTGGTCTACGTCGCCGCGGTGTGTCCGCCACGTCCACACTCTAAAATTGTCGTGGACTGCGTGTCAACACTTTTTTTAACGACTGATACCAAGGAGGCAACAGCACCAGTTACGCTTGCCGGCGTCGTGACAGAGTCCTCGCCTGTTTCCGCCCCTAAGTTCGGGCAATGGTTGAAGATGAAGCGCGGCTCGCGTTCACTGGCCCAGATTGCCAATCAAGTCCGCCCGCTCGTGAAGGGCCTAAAGCTGAAGGTGGATCGCACAGCAATCCACAAATTCGAGGGCGGGCGTATCCCGAGTTGGCCAATGTTGAGGGCCTTCAGTAGCGTTTATCGCGTGTCCGTAGAGGAACTCGCGGTGCGGCTTGCCGCGGCTGTCACATTTCCGGGCTCGGACGATACGGTCGTTTACTTCGCGGGCCACGGAACGCCGACCGCCAGTGACCTCAGCCGTCACGACTTCGATCTACAAGAGGCATCTACCCTGCGAGGTGCCTATGAGACAGCTTCGGCTCGTGTGGTCCAACTCGAAGAAGAACTCCGGGAGAAAGACGCTCGCCTCAGTGAAGTGCAAGATGCTGCGAGCCGACTTGTCGTCATCGCCGCTGGTCCAAAAAATTCTCCGGCTCGAACAGGAGCACACAAGGGGCGCGGCGGTCATCGAAAAACTGGTTGATGACTTACTGAACGCGGCGGGCGGCTGGGCCATTCTGTTCATGGCTGTCGCCTGATCATGGAAGGACGAATACACGATTGCTGGCATTCTTGATCGGCCTCGCATCCTTCATCGCCGTCGTCGCCGCAGCGATACGCGGTGTGTCCTATCGTGGGATCTATTTTGCGCTCGCTCTTTGCGCGTTGATCATCGGCCTGATCGTTACCGCGCTGATCCCATCGACGCCGCAAATCCTCGCCGCTGAGACCCCCGAAGCGCGCGCCGGCAGCCAGTTCCTCTTCGACAATGGCCCTGGGTTCGTCGTTTGGTGCTTCGCGCTCGCCTTTGCTGGGCTCGTTGGTGGAGTGGCCTTTCGCGCGCGACAATGAAGGGCATCCGCCGCGATCGCTACGGTTACAGGGCCTACGTGAAGGTGCGCGGGTTCCAACGCGAGCGCCGCTTCCCCTTCGACACTCCCGGAAAGAAGATGCAAGCGTGGCGCGACGAGACGCGCGTGGCGCTCAGAAAGAAACCCGTCAGGAACACGCGGGGCACGCTGGCGGCCGACGTCGCCGCCTACCTGGAGCTCGAGACCGTCAAGACGCTCGCCAGCGTGGGGAGCCTGACCTGTGAGCTGGCTGCGTGGGTAGCCCTCTACGGTGACGAGCGCCGCGAGGATCTCACGCGCGCGCAGGTGCTGTCGGCGCGCGAGCGGTGGCTGGCTGACGGCTACGCGCCGAAGACAATCAATCATCGGGTTAGGGCACTCCGCGGCCTATTCCACCGCCTCGACGGCAAGAAGGCCGACACCCCCTGCGACGACGTTCCGAAACTTGAGGAGCCAGGCGCCGACCCACGGTTCGTGACACCCGCGAAGATCCGACAGGTCGCGAGCCGATTGACCGACCCGAAGACGCGCGCGCGGTTCATGGTTCTAGCCTCGACTGGCCAGAGGCCGGCGCAGCTTCGACGCGCGCTGCCCGGCGATGTCAATCTCACCAGGCGCCTCTGGCTGGTGCGCCCAGCGAAGGGCGGGAACCCGATACCCGTCGCACTGACCACGGACATGGTGTTCGCGTTCCGCGCGTTCATCGTGAGTAAAGCGTGGGGCAAGTACGACGGCTCCGACTTCGTGCGCGCGGTGCGCGCCGCCGGCTGGCCGAAGGGCGTTCGGGTCTACAACCTAAAACACACCGTGGGTATCACCCTCGCCAATTCCGCTGCCGAGTGGGAAGACATCAAGGACTGGTTCGGGCACAAAGATAGCAAGACGACCCGCATCTACACCGGAGTCGTCGCCAAGCGCTTACAGGTCACGAGTCGGCTGTTGGCTGGCAGACTCGGCTGGCAGTCCGGTAAAACTCGAAGGAAAACAGCATGATCCCCAGGCTCATAACCCAAAGGTCGCGGGTTCAAATCCCGCCCCCGCAACCCACCAAATCAGCGTATTTTGAGGACATTTGTCCTCCGAATCCGGCACTTTCCACCTGTGCGGAAACAGGCCAGAAACTGCCCCATCGTGCCGTTGGACGCCAAATAAAGCTGGCAGTGCCAGCCGCGCGTCTCCGGGTTCTACTCTCGACACTGCTCTGGTCCTCAGACTCCCGCCTGGATCAGTGGCTCCGTCTGATCCCCTGGTATCGGCGCCGGCAGACCACCGCGCGGCTCACCGATCTCACGAGGGGCTGGTAATGGCCATGACCTACACCAGCGCGATCGCGCTCGTGAGTCTGACCGTCGCCGCGGTGCTCGTGTGGCGCCGGTTCCTTAGACACGCCCGCGCCTCGGTCGCCGAGAACACCCGGCGCGAGGACCGGGAGTAGCGAGCGGCCCTCACAACACGTTTGGGATCGTCAGCACGCGCCGGAGCAGGTAGAACACGAGGACGAGCAGCGCGATCACCTGAATAACCGTCGCCCAATGCGGAGGCATGGGGATCTTCGTCGTCAGGAGCCAGATGACAAACCCGATGACGCAGACGACGAGGACGAGAAGGATGAGATCCATAGCTTTAGCCTCACAAGAAAGGTCAATGTAAAATTGCCGATGCGCCGTGATCCGGGTGTCGAATCCTGATCGCCAAACCAACGGGCTTCCACCGCTGACAGCGGGCCGAGCGTAGGCATCCTCGGCCCGCCGTTCCCAGCATGGCTCAGCGCACCGGCAATACCTGGAAGGGCTTTCCACAGACCCGACAGAACCACCACGAGCTCTCGCGGCCGATGGGCTCGACGTGCTTCGCCGGGGATGTGCATTTTGGACAATCGGGCGTCGTCACGCCGCACTCGCCGGCAGGTACACATTCGCGGGGAAGTTCCGCCGCGAGACGGTGTCGTCCGAGTCGCCCCTGAAGGTGTTCGCGCGCACGTCGAGGATGTTCGCGGCCTCCAGCCCTTGCCCGTGCACGCCGCCGTTGGCATGACCCCACAGCATGAAGCCCCACTCCGGCCGCGTGCCGTCGTAGGCACCCATCCGCAGCTCGCCGATGGGCCCGCCGGGGCGCACCGAGCCATCCGCCTCCATGACATCGCCCTGGTAGGCCAGCACCAGGCTCTGGCCTGACAGGTCGCCGCGGCAATCGTCGAAGACCACCGACGCCGGCTCGCCGCTGATGAGCGCGTAGCGCCCGTGTCCCATGAAGTCCGCGCGCGTGCGGATGGCCACCCGATTCACACGGACACGCATCGATCCCTGCGTGTGGGACAGGTAGTCGCGACCCATGATCTGGAAGCCGTCACCCACGTCGGTGATGATCCCATCCTCGATCGTCACGTCGTCCACGAGCCGGCCGTCGCGTGGCGTGAGGACGATGGCGTGTCCGACCTGCCCGTCTACCCACGTTCCCGTCATGTGGAAATTGCGGATGCGAACCCCCACTCCGGCTTTCAGTTCCAATAGGTTCTTGATCTTCCGAGGCACGCCGTCCGTGCGCCACGACAGCGGCTTGCGCAGGACCACGCCGTCGAACAGCAGATCCCGAGTGATCACGCCGGCCATCTTCATGGTGTCGCCGCCAACCATGATGTTTTCCGATCCAGCCTCGTAGGTACCACCCGTCACCAGCAGCGCCCCGCTGGAGTTGAGCACGCATAGCCCCTGCGAATCGCGCCCAGCCGGATCCCAAGTGTCCAGCACCGAGCAGTCGGTCAACTCGACGGCCCGCGCGTTGACTTCGATGCCACGCTTGCCGCGATGGGTTGGCACCCTCACGCGGTCGAGGGTAATGTGGTGCGGCTCGAGTTCGGTCGATGTCTGTGTCTCGTCGTTTGCCCCGAGGCGCACAACCGCCTGGTCGAAATTCTGCGAGACCGCAGAGAGTTCACGGATCGCCAGGTCGTAAGATCCGGGCGGCGCCACGAACGCGGCCGCGCGTTGACTCACCACCGATGCTCCGTGGCCGAGCAGCCGCGTGCCCGGAACCCATACGGTATAGGCCCCGCGGTAGACAGCTCCGGACATCAGATGGATCACCCCGCCGTGGTCGAGCGCCGCCTGGAGGTCGCCCTCTGGTGGCACCGTCACGCCCAGGTCGGCGTCGTAGCGCGCCATGAGCGCGGTCAGGTGGTCGCGCTCGACTTCCACCGCCGCCCGCATTTCTGCGCCAGTCATGGCTTCTTCGCCTCTTCCACCGCGGCCTCTGCCCGGTTCACTTCGGCTTGCGCCTTCAAGGCCGCGGGTGACGATCCGGCTTCGCGCACCGTGGCCGACGGCACGACCGACTGCCGGATGATCACGCCCAAGATCGCCGAAGACGCCGCCATGATCAGTGACATCTGCTCCGTGGTGAGGTTCAGCCCGAAGCCGACGGCGAGCGCCAGGATCGCTTGCAGTGCCGCGAGAATTGCGGCCGGTTCTCTTCCTAGCATCGGTTGCGTCTCCTTGTTGTGTTCAGCGTTGAATCTTCCAGACGATGACACCGGGCATCCGGCCCAGCTCGGCGACGATGTGATAGCCGTTCTTCCACTGCACCTGCACGCCGCTATCGCCGACGACGACGGTGTAGCCGTCGTTCCCTGTGATGCCGGAGTAGACACGGACGGCGTTCGTGAACGATTGCACGGGGACGTCGGTCCCGGTCCATCCCGCGTTGCGGTACGCCAATCGGGCATCGGTCTGCGCGTGGATGCTCCGGAAGCCAGCGAGGAACGCATCGGCGCAGGCTTGCTGGTTCGGCTGCGGCAGTCGCGCGTTCAGGCCGTCCTCGGAATGGAAGACGCACGCGCCGAGCTCGAACAGCCGGCAGAGCGCGCCCATCGCGAAGAAGAACGCCGGATCGGACTCGCGGCGCCCTGGGTCGTCCGCTTCCCCCGCGCCGATCGGTTCGCCGCTGATGGCCGGCTTGCCCGTCCCCTCGCTGATGCCCGCGATCTCCCGGATTCGTCTGACCTGGTTCCACTGATCTCGTGATCGATCGAGATGCGCGGTGTTGAATGGAGCGGCGCCATCCGGCGGGTAGGTGCCGTCCGGTCCCATCTCATCGAGGCCGAGCATCGCGCCGAGCGACCAGATGTGGCCGTTCGGCATCGATCGCGCCGAGACGACCTCGAAGCCGCGGATGTCGTTGACGAGGGAAGATTGCGTCGAGTGGCCGAGTTCGTTGGCGCCTTCAAGGATCACATGCGAATACGGCGCGACGATCGCCGAGACTTGCTGCATGTGGGCTTCGACGGGGTACCCGGTGGCGGAGTCCGTGACGACGACGAGGTAGAGATAGAGGCCCCGTGCGATCGTTTCCTGAATGAGCGCCGGGAGATTCGCTCGCGCGGAGTCCGGGGTCTGGTTCGCCCAGGTCAACGCGCCCGCGAACACACGGACGCCATCGAAGCCGGTCCTCGCCGCCCAATCGAGGAACGCCGCGCGCTCAGCAGGGGAACGCGCCAGGAGTGAGAGGCCCGAGGTCCAGCGGCCGCGGTACGTGCCGGCGGTGGTCGTGAAGAAGCGGCCCTCGGCACGCACCGGCAGCAGCGGCGGTCGGAGCCGGGTCAACCGGAGATCGCGATGCAGATGCCGCGACAGGTCGATCCCCAAGGCGGCCGGCGCGAACCCGTTCGCCTCGACCCGCACCTGATGCGCGCCTCTCTGGAGCACGGCGCTGGCGTAGCCATATGTGTTCGTCGTGCCGCGCGCCGTGTCGTCGATGACCATCGTCGCGCCCGGCAGGTACGGCCCCGTCGACTCCCGCACCGTGACCGAGAATTGGAACGTGGTCGGCGGCGGCGGCTTCGGATTCGGTCGCGGGTTGTTACTGCACGCCGCGACGACGAGGACGGCACACGCGATCACCCATAGCCATCGTGGTCGGCGCTCGTGCCACCAGTAGCGGAGATACGCGGGCGTGTACCGCGCGAGGTACCACCACACGAACCACAGCCGTTGTCGGAGCACCGTCATCGCAACGCCTCCAGGCAGCCACGGAGCAAGGCGGTATGCGACGTCGGATCGGATTCCGGTAGGTTGTGCGGCAGCTGCCGATCCTCCTCGCTCGGGGTCGAGGCCCACGACTGCACGGCATAGCCGTCGAAGCCGAGCGCCTGGCAGTAGTCGAACCACGCCGCCCCCTGGCGCACCCACTCCGCGTCGCTGATGTGTTCCTTCGCGTTGATGGTGACTTGCAGCGTCATCGGCGGGTCTGAGCGGTCCGCGACGAGTTCGCGGATCTGTCGATGCACGTCGGCGGTGTAGACGCTCCGCTGGTTGTAGTCGACATCCATCCGCAGGAAATCCGGCCGTCCGCCGTACGCGTCCCACACCTCGAGCCGCTCGAAGATGTGATTCACGGAGGCCATCGGATACGCGCAGTAGGCCCCGATGACCATGTGCGGCCACCGCTCCCGAATCGTGCGGACTTCGGTCGCAAACTCCTGACCGGACAGTTCCATGAACGCGTGGTCGTAGCAGACGCCGCCGAGGGTCACAGGAGGATCGAGGGCCGCGAACTTCGCGACGATCTTCTCGAGCGTGTCGAGGGATTTGCCGGCGACTTGGACCTCGATCAGGATCCCCGCGGCCTGCAGCTTGGTGAACGCGTTCGCCCCGTTGAGCCACTCGAACGTGTTCACGCCGCAGAACCGATTCCCGTAGTCCCGGCCGTAGAGGCTGAAGTGCCCCTGGTAGAACTGAAACGCCCCGATCCGGTCGAAGCCCCATTGCCAGAGATTCGACTCCGTGAACAGTTGCGCGAAGTCCGACGTGCCCAGGTTCGGACCGAAGCAAATCTGCCCGCGCGTCCCCGGATCGGGCTGGGGGCTCGGCGCGTCGATCGTGATGCGTCGGAGGCTGGCGGTCTCATCCGACCCGCCCGGCCCGTCCACCCGCAAGCTGATGTCCACGATCCCAGGGTCCGTGAAGGCATACGCGTGCGTGGCGCGCGGCGGCGCCTGCACCGCATCCGTCACCCAGACGACCTCCCCGAGCGACCGGAAGAGCCACGAGGCGGACGTGGCCGGCCCCCCGCTGTAGTCGGCTTGGCAGACGGCCGGATCGCCGGCTGTCACGCGGGCCGGGTAACTGACGATCCGGCAGCGCGGCCGCTCCGGTGGCACCGTCCCCGGCCGCAGATCCACGCGCGGGAGCGCAAACCCGTCCGGCACGACGACGAGCTCGTGCGGCAGTTCGCCAGGGCCGGTCGCGTAGGCGACGACCAAGCGGCCGCCGACGACGCGGGCATCGTGATAGAAGGCGGCGTCGCCGATCGCGAGCACGACGCCGATCGTGGCGTCGATGGGATGGGCGACGAGTCGCGCCGGTGTGCGGGCGTCCGGCGCCGGCGTCCAGTAGCAGACCCAGGGCGTCTCGCCCGGCACGTCGACCCAGCGCGGCCCGTAGGCCGGCCCGACTTGCACCGGTGTGACGAGGTCGATCTGCTGCAGGGCGCCGGCCTCGGTGCGCCACAACGCCCGCGCCGGCCCGAGGACGTGCACCTGGCGCGCCGCGGCGCCAGGAGAGGCGAACGCCACCAGCCCGGACGGAGCATGGAGCTGGAGTCCCACGCCCGCCTGACGGTCGGCAATCAAGGCGAGCGTGCCATCCTCGCCCGCGCCGCCACGGCCGTCCCCGTCGGTCAGGCTCAGCCCCGCGCGCGGGTCCGTGATGCTCCCGTAGACCCCCCGCTCCGCCGTCCAGGCCAGCCAGCGGCCGCCCCCGGCGGCGATCTCATTGGCGCCGCTCGTCTCCGGCAGCGGGATCGACGTCCGCGTGACCGTGTCGTAGACGGCGAGGTACCACCGCACCCCATCGTCCGTGGTCGAGTAGAGCACCGCCGTCGGCGTGCGCCACACGGCGCACCCTCCGCGGCCGATGTCGATCTGGTCGACCGACACGCGGCCATCGCCGACGCCCATGCAGACCTGCCCTAACGGGGAAATGCGAGGCATTAGGCCAACCTCCGTACGCCGAGCACTTTGACGCGGTCGTATGCCTGCTCCGTGACGGCGTTGGACTGGTTGCCGCCGAGGATCCACACCTTCTGCTGGTCATGGCGAACATAGAAGCCCACGTGCCCGGAGACCCCGTCGTGGCCGCGCTCGAGCACGACGATGTCGAACCCGCAGATCGCGTCGTCGAGTTGCACGGGGACGCCGGACTGCAGCCACGATCGCGCGGCCGCGGATTGCGTCCACGGCAACTCCAACGTCCACGCGATCCCGTTGACGAAGGCGGAACACCAGGGAATTTCATCCTTGGCGCCGAGGCCGAACCGACAGAGCGAGAGCCACCACACGATCAGCGGATGGCTCTGCTCGCCGGGGATTTCCTTGACGCCGATGAAGCGACGCGCGAGGAGGTAGGCAGTAATCATCATGGCCCGAGCCTTCCGAAAAACTTCAACACCGCCACCGTCGAGACGACTGCGCCGAGGATCAGATAGAAATCCCACATCGTCAGCCGTCGGCGCTCGCCCGTGCCCGTCGGATCGTCCTTGTCATCCTTCCGCCGGTCGTAGAGCCGCCGGTCGATGCGCGCGATGTCGTCCTTGAACCCGTCCATCCGCTCGCCACCCTGGCCGAGTTGGATCGCGTGGTCGAAGATTTGGCCGTTGACCTTGTCGAGGCGCGCGTTCACGCCGTCGAGCCGTTTCTCGATCGGTCGGTTCGTTTCCGACATCGCGGTGACGAGCATCCGGCTCTGCTCGAGCAGCAGCTCTCTGATCTCGATGTGCGTCACGTGCTCTCCCACTCCGGATCTCATGCGTCTAGGTGTCCGCCACAATGGCGTCGAGATCACGTTCCGTTGTAAAGCGTTGGGCCATGCTGTCCAGGTCGAGTTCCATCCGTTCGACCCGCACTAGACGCTCGACCCACCCGTTGGCGCGCGGCCCCTCGAAGTGCGTCACCGTCTGGTTATTCCCGAGCTCGACGTCCGCGCCGCACAGATTGACGGCGTGGGTCGCGAGAATCGGCCCGTCCTTGCGCTCGACGAGCACCTGGCCGGCGACGTTGTCCGCGACGGCCGCGTCCCGGACCATCGGCAGATCGAGTTGATAGGCGCGCACGCCGTCATCCCCGTCAGCCGCGTGATTGGCGATACTCGCGACACTCTGGACGACGTTCTCGCCGAGCCAATCCCTCGCGTCCTTGCGCAGACTCACCGGCAGAAACTCCCCGGTCGCCGGCGCCAGCGTCGCGACGGGCGCCACATAGCGCTGGGCGTAGCGGTACTCGACACGATTCGCCAGGGCCGGAAAATCACGGTCGGAGTCGAACGACCCCTCGATGATGTCGAGCACGTCGTCCCAGTGCGTCACGACGCCGGCGTCCGGGTCTCGAATCGCCGCCATGACCTGGCCGTCTTTGTTGATGCCGAGATTCCAGTCCCCGGACTTCAACGCATCGCGCACCACGTCGCGATAGTCGTGGAACCGACCATCCCACCCGAGCATGAACGCCCCGACATAGCCGTCCGTCGGGATCCGCTCGTTCATGTGCGCCGTGACCGTGTCGAAGGTGGTGCTGCTGATGCGCGCGTAGGGCGGCGAATGGACCGTCGGGATGCTGAGCCACGCCCCGCTCGTGTAGCTTTGCAGCATGAAGTTCGTCAGGAGGTGCAGCACCTGCTGCGGCAGGCTGTCGATCATGTCGCCGGAGCCGTCGCCCACGTCTTCGATGCCCGCGACGTTGAGTGCGAGCGGCACCCGGCCGTCGGCGGCGAGCTCCTTCCGGGGCCCGAGCAGGTACACGACCGTGTAGCGATTGCCGTTGTAGTCGACGAACGGATTCGCGCCCACGCGCGCGATCCAGTTGGGCTGCCCTGGGATCAGCCAGTCGCCTGCATCGGTCGTGACCTTGGTCCTCGATGGCTCGGCGGTGCCTTCGGACAACCCGCCACCGGTCGGGATGAACAAGCTCTGGATTTGCGACACGGCATGGCCGCAGACCAGGAACTCGCCCCAGACCGCGCCGTCGACCGTGCGATCCCCGACATAGGTCGCCGGCACCACGCCGAGCGCGGCATCCCCGTCGCTTTCGTCGGAGCACAACCCGTACAGGATCGGCACGGCTTTGCCAACGAGTGCCTCTGGCAGGTTCGGAAAGTCCGCGGTCGTGAGCGTGCGTTGCGGCACGCGCCGCGTGCCCTGCACCATGTTGAGCAGGGCCGAGAAGAAGTCCTCGACCTCGATCCGGAACCGGAGATTCGGCAGGGCCTTATAGCGGCGGATGATGCCCTGATTGACGCGCCGCGGGGTGGCCGCCGCCACGATCCCCGCCTTCGTTGAGATGTAGGTATCGACGCGCTTGTTCAGCAGCGTCCCCGCCTCCGCCGCGGCGCGCAAGACCCGGTCGTGGTCGCTGAGTTCAATCGTCTGCGTCGCCGTTTCGATCGCGCCTTCCATCGTCGACAACGCGCGCGTGATCGTGCCGAAACTCAGGACGCGCGCCTCCTTGTGCACTGTGTCGAGCGCATTGTCGCTGGCCGCGTAGACATTGACGCCGGCGTCGGTCTGCACTTCGACCCACGGCATCGGAATCAGGCCTCCGCAGAGACTGATCCCAGGGTCCGGGTCGACGCCCGCCTCCGGCACCCCCCCACCCGGCGGATCCGGCACGACCGCGATCACCGCGCCGTAGTACAGCAACGCAATCCGCACCGTCCCCGCGCCCGTGCTCGACTGCCGGAGACGCGCGGCCACGCGCACGCCCGAGGAGATGCTGTGCGGCCGTGGGAAGGGGGTCCAGGAAAAGCCGGAGGTCCCCTCGAGGCCATGGACCGTCGTGGCGACGACTTCCGCGGCCGCGGCGCCCGTGCCGAGGTCGATGGCAAAGTCGGTCGAGTTGACACCGTAGACGGCGAACCCGACGACCAGCGTTGGGTCATCGAACCCGGCCGTCAGCTCCGCCCACGCACCAGCGGTCCACGACGGCGCGCCGCCCATCGTGAGCGAGATCCCGTTGGCATTGGACGGCAACGACTGCAGCGGCAGGGCCGAGAGATGGTCGTCGGCAAACGTCACCGCGTCGTAGTAGCCGAGCGAGACCAGCCAGGGATCGACCTCTGTCGTGCTCAGGCGGATCCGAACGGCCACGCGGTCACCGGCGCCGATGCCGCTGACGGGGATCGGCAGCGTGATCGTCTGGTCCCCACGGATGGTCGTCTGCGCCGTGCCGCGAAAGGTCGACAGGACCGCTTCGGCGCCAGCCTCGCCGCGGCCGATGTCGATCTCGAATTCGTTGGCCGCCGCGAGCGTGGGGACCTGGATCGACAACTGCGAGAACACGATCGCCCCACTCGTCGCGGGGATGAGCGTCGACCACGATCCGGGGTTCGTCCAGGCCGTTCCGGAGGGCGTCATCGAGACGCCGGCCGCGCCGGTCGGATACCAGAACAGCGGGCCAGGGTTCAGGTAGCTCATAGCGGCTTCTCGTAGTAGAGCGCCGCGATGAGCGTCGCCGACGCGAAGACCCCCGACTTCCGTAACCGGACCGCTAATCGAGAGCCCGCAGGGACGTTATCTAGGGCCGGGATGAACTGATGCCACGCCGGCCCGAGGACGCCATTCGTCAGCCGGACATGCCCTCGCGCGGTCGTCAGCAGAACCTCAGACCCCGCCAGCCCGATCCCGAGCTCGACCTCCCAGTCGAACGTCGACTGGGGGGGCATGATGATCAACGCCGGGATCACGATCGCCGCGGCCGTCTCCGCGACCAGCTCCGTCCAGGCGGAGTACTGCCATGCGGTGCCAGGGCCGGCAATCGAGACGCCGTCGGCCGCCGGTGGATAGACCTGCGAGGGTTCGTCCGTCGTGGTGATCGTGCTGATGGTGCCGGTCGCGTAGTAATGGAGCGTCGGACGGAAGACGGTCGTCGTGCTCGTCGAGACGCGCAGCCGACACGACACCCGCTGGCCCGCGCCGATGTTGTCGATCGGAAAGGGGAAGGGCGTCAGGATGGGCGACGGCGCGACGCTGGCCCGGTTGCCGAACCGCAGCGTCGCCACGACGACTTCACTCCCCCCGCCCCCACGTCCGATGTCGATCTCGCACTCGATCCCGGTGGTTCCCGCCCGCAGCGTGATCCCGGCCAGGATGATCGCCGTCGCCGTCGAGGCGATGAGTTCGACCCACGCGGTATTCGTCCAGGCGCTGCCGGGCCCGGTGAGTGTGGCCCCCACGGCAGACGCCGGCACCGGCACCAGCGCGTCCGTGACGTATTCGATCGGCATCCTAGACCCCGGGCCCTCGCCCGACATCCTCGAGCGCGATCGTCATGTCGGTCATTTCGTCGGTCGTGTGGACCCACGGAAAGTCGTCCGCCGCGAAGCGCATGAAGTACGCGACGTTGACGTTCAGATCGGGGATGACGAGAAACCCGTGCCGCATACCGAACGCGCCGTGCCACAAGGCCAACAGATCGGATCGGAGACTTTCCAGAATCGTGATCGCCGAGATGCGGTGCAGACGCACGCCGAGCGGATAGATCAACTTCACGCCGGACGCCGTCACGTTCATCCGCTGCGGGATCACATCACCGCGCCGCAGTTCGCGACCGACTTCCATGTCCCGCAACGTCTCGACCGCGAGCAACTCCCCGATGGCGACGTTCGCCGCGGCGCCGGTGATGACAAGATTCCATTGCGTCGCGGACGCGTTCGCCACCGGCCGGAGGTCCAGGAAGGGATCGACGGAGAGCCCGTCCTCCGCATTGGCGGGAATGACCATCGTCTGCGTGGCCATGCCGCCGTTGTTCGTGACCGTGACGGAGGCGCCGACCAGGTTGTGCATGATCAGCGCGATCGCCTGCAGGGCCTGCGCGGCGCCATACGTGAGCCGGATCGTGCAGGACGTCCCCGTGGCTTTGAACACCTTCGCCGGGTTGAGGTCGTAGAGATTCGTCAGCGGAAAAGCGGCATTCTCCGCGCCGCTCGTCAGCGCCACCGTCGCCTCAGCGGTCACGATGTCCGACGGCCGACAGTAAAAGACCCCGTTCACGCCGTCACGTCCTTGACGTGGGTCCGCACGCCATGGGTATCGCGGGTCAGGTTCGCCTTGAACTGCTCGTTGAACTCACGACCCGCGACCACCTTCCGCACGGAGTCGCCGTCGAGCGCGTGCCAGGTGTGCTGATGGGTGACGTTGACCACGGACGGCGCCGGCGCCGCCGGCTGCCCATCGGTGCCCGTCGCCCGCAGGCCAGCCAGGGAGGACCCGGCATAGGGCAGGCCGCGCATGGCCGACCCAATCACGGCGCCCAACGCGGCCTGCTGGTCTTCGTTGAGGACCATCTCCTTCGGCGTGAGCCAGGCCGGGACCGTATCGGTGCCGAGCGATCGGAACGGCAGCACGCGGGATCGACCGACCAGGCCGCCGCTCGCCGCGCGCGACGTCGCCGTGCCGGAGGACGCCTCGTCCCCACCGGCCGCGCCCGCCCCGGTGCTGCCGCGCGGAATGGCCCGCCCCAAGGCCTCGGCCGCCCCACGCGCGCGTCCGAAGCCTTCCTCGGCGGCCGTGCCGACGTCGCTGAAGACGTCAATGAGGTCGCGCAGCGCGTCGACCAACTCGCCGATCTTTTGCGAGAGCGGCGTCTCAAAGTTCAGCCGTGATAGGTCGGTCAGTTTGTTGCCGAACTCGTCCGTGAGTTCGCCGGAGTCGACCAGCGCCTGGAGGATCGGCCGCATCGCTTCCGGAAGGCTGCCCCCGAGCTTCAGCGCATCGGTGACCAGTTCCTGAATCGCCTTCCGCATGATCCCCGAGGCGTTCGCGCCGGCGCGCGACAGCGTGTCCCAATCCTTCACGATCTGCTGCGCGGTCTCGGTGATCCGCAGTTGCTTCACCTTCGGCCCGAGCTCGTCGAGGGTCACGCCGTAGCGCTCGGCCGCTTCGCGGATGTCGCTCAACGATGGCGTCGTGTCCTCCGCCAGGCCGAGCATCGCGCGCGCCGCGGCCTCGGTCAGGCCTCCCATCTCGATCAGCTTCTTCAGGATCGGCTGCAGCGCGGCGGGAATCTTCGTCCCGGCCTTGACCGACTCCACGATCAAGGTGTTCAACGCCGGCGCCATGGCCTTGATGGTGGCCTGGGTGTCGCCGACCTGGGCGTCGATCTTTCGGAAGTCGGTGACGAGCGCGCGCGTGAACTGATTGATCTGCAGTTGCCGCAGGTCCTGCCGGAGATCGCGCCACGTGAGGTTGTAGCGCTCCATCCGCTCGGTGTTGTCTTTGATGACGCGGTCCAAGCGCTCGATCTCGCGACGGAACGCGGCGGCCGTGCGCGGCAGCTGGTCGAACGCCGAGCCGGCCAGCGCGGCGTCGGTGCGCAGCTGATGCAGTCCCCCGCGCGCCGCGAGCGTGGCCTGGGCTTCCTTCCCCGAGAGGGAATCGTAGAACCGCTCGATGATCTGGATCGCCATCTGGGTATAGCTGACGATCCCCGCCGTCATGTCGAGCGCGTAGGCGGCCGTTTGCGCGAAGTTCGCCTTCGCGATCCGGCGGAACTTATCGGTCGCATCGGCCATGTCACCAAAGAGGGTGAGCGCCTGCGCGCCGGACTTGATCAGGTCGCCGAGTATGCCATGGCCCGCGGCCTGCCCGAGCCGCCGGAGGGAGCCCGCGAGCATGTCCGCGCGATCCCGCATCATCTCGAACAGGGTCGGGATCGGCTTGAAGGCAATCGGGACTTGTTCCCCGATCTCTTTCACCTCCTTGCCGAGACCCTGCACGACCGGAATGCCCACCGTGATCGCTTTGATCCACGCGATGGTGGTCTCCGTCGAGTCCTCCAGGATCTTCCGCTGGCGCTCGCCCCGCTCGAGCAGCTTGTCGTGAATCAACTGCGACATCGCGACGTTGAGATCGTGGTAGGCGTCCTCGGCTTTCCGTGCCCATTCGACGAACTCTTCGAGGGACTTCTTCCGATCCCGCTCCGCCTCGGCCGCGTCCTTCTGGCCCTTCGTGAGATCCTTGACAGCGTCGAGATAGTTGCGGACGGCGTCCTCGGTGACACTGATGCCGGCGGCAATGTCGGCGGCGCTCTGCCCGAGTTTGTCCGCCTCGACGATGACGGCCTTCTGCGCGGGCGACAGCTTGACCAGGTCCTTCCGCAAATCCTCCAGGCTGCGGCGATATTGATCGATCGCCGAGGGCCCCTCGAGCGGCAGGTTGATGTCTTTCCGGGTTTTGCCCGCTTCGGATCGGAGGATCGCCAACGTCGCGATCGTCGCTTTGATGTCTACGCTGGCGGCGAGGATGATCTTCCAGAAGGGCGTCTCGCTCGCCTGCTGACCCGCGAGCACGAGCGTGCCGAGCAGGGACGTGATCGAGGTCTGCGCATCACGCTTGAATGTCGCCCACGCGTCGCCGGCCGCATCGAGCGCCTTGATCTGCTCGTCGCTCGACTTCGTCGCGGACTTCGCCATCTCGGTATAGCCGTCGGCGACGAGCTTCGCGACATCCTGCGCGCCCTTCCCGAAGAGGCGCTGCATGGTCAAATTGCGATCGAATCCTGGGGGCATGGATTCGAGCGCCGCCAGGATCATCTTGAAGGCGTCGTCCGGCTTGCTGTTCTTCAGCGTGTCGAACTCAATCCCGAGATCCTTGACGGCCTGACGCGTGCTGTTTTTCCCCTCCGCCAGCGCCGACCCCAGCTTGAACACGCTCGTGGTTAGCGTGTCGACGCTCGTCCCCGATTGTGCGGAGACGTGCTCGAACTCCTGAATCGTGCTGAGCGCCAACCCGGACTTGTTGGCGAGGTCGACCATTTTCCCCGCGTTGTCGAACGCCGCCTTCCCGAACGACACGAGACCCGTGACGGCACTCTGGATCAGGTTCGCGACGCTCAGCGCCGCCGTCAGGGAGACGAAGGAGCTCTTCAGGACGTCCGTCGCCTTCGACGCGAGAGACGTCGGCTTCTCGACCTGGGCGGTCGCCGAGGCCAGTTTGTGCAGGGTCTCCGGCGCCGTCTGCCCGAGTTGCTGATACTTCGCGATGGCCTGGGTCACCGTCGCGTTGACTTCCTTCTGCTCGGCCGCCGTCAGCTTACTGGCGCCCCCGATCGCTTCGACCGCGGCGGCGTAGTTGTTCGCCTTCGTGACCAGGTCGGCGCCGGCAAGCTGCCGCGTCGCATCGACCAGTCCCTGCACCCCTTTTTCCGCGCCGGTGAAAGCCTTCTCGAGCAGCACGCCCGCGGCGGCCGTCTGCTGGCCGGCCGCCTTGACGCCCGTGGCGAATCCTTGGACGTCCTTCTCGGCGGTCTTGAACGCCTGCCGGAGCTCGCCGAGCTTCGCCTTGTCCTTGTCGAGATCAGAGAGAAATTGCGAGCTGTCGGTTGACAGCTCCATGACCGTCCGGCCGAGACTTTCGGCAACCGCCATTAGGTCGGCTCCTTCGGCTTCGGCGCGTAGACAACCTCGATGCCGAGCGATGGGAGCATGTCAGGCGTCGCCCGGACGGCGCGCGGCCGCTTCATCTGCGCGGCGCGTTCCCACTCGGCCTGAATCGTGCGCGCCTGGCTCGCGTCGAGCGTGCCACTCCCGACACGGACCCGGGCCGCGGTCTGTAGCGACTCCTCAGCCTCCAGGCGGGGCAGCATCTTGAGGCAGGCCCTTATGACCCCGAGCGGGATGACGCTGAGCCACGACGTCGGCTCGCCCCCGTAGAACCGGAGGAGCCGCGGGATACTTTCGTCCCACCCGACCGGCCTCCCATCAGACCCGCTCTCGCTCGCAGGAGGCTCGGCGACAAGAGCGCAGTAAAAGCCTGGCAAATGAAGAGGCGATTCAGATCGCCCAGCCGATCGCAGACGTCGGACGGGGCGACCAGCGCGACCCGGCACAGCGTGTCGAGGAGCGTCGTCAGTTCCTTGTTTTGGCGCTTGTCGCGCGTCTGGATGCCGAGGAGCGCCGCCACGCGCGGCCAGAGCTGCTCCATCAGGCCATACTCGGCGAGCGTGAGATCGCTGGGAGACTTGATGAGGTACGAGACGCCATCGACCTTGATGTTCTGGCGTTCGTAGTCAGTGGTGAGATCGAGAATCGGTGTCGGGACGGCCATGGATTGCTCCTGCGCCTGTGGTCGTGTCTTCGGCGGACACGACGATCACGTCAATACCGCGCCGTCGGCAGTCGTGCTCAAGAGTCGCCAGGTCTGCGGCCGCCCGCGCGAGATACTCGCGATGCAGGCGAATCGCCTTCTTGTGCTGCGCCACCGCCGCGCGCAGCCGCACGACCTGCGCGGATAGGCTCTCGCCCATTCGGCGTTAGCTGTTGGCCCAGTTGTCCTGGATGACGAGCCGACCGAAGTATTCCTCGGCGCTCTGAGACGGATCGACGAGCCCCATCCATTCGAGCGCGAGCGCCGCGGGCCGGTCCTTGCGGTAGATCACCGTCGGACTGCCCTGCTGGGCCGCAATGGGGAACTCATACTGCATCTTCCAGTTCGCGCCGTAGGGCGACGAGTCCGCGCGCGCGAGCAGCGCCATCGTGTCGACGGTGAACCCGCGCGAGAGGCCGATCTTCCGATACCCGGCCGTGCCCACGCCGGCGGCGACGTCGGTCACCGTGTTCCGGTTGATCGCGTGCTTGTAATGCTCGAGGGTCACGTCGACGAGGGTTATGCGGATGATCACGTCTTCGTCGACCCGGAACACCTTGCGCGAGCCGGCGTCGCCGAGGGACCGCCAGGGGTTCAGGTTCTGTCGATGCTCGACGACGACGCCCTCGTCGCTGTCGTAGTTCAGCGGGCCGGAGGTGCCGATCTTCACCCACGCGGCCGCGGGGACGGCGTCGACCAACGGGAACGCCGTGCCGACGACCGCGGCATACAAGGTGAATGGCGCTGCCAATACCTCGTAGGGGACTGTGTTGGCCATGTGTCTCTCCTGCTCCTACGCGGCTTGCCGCATGACGAATCGCAGTTCCGACTGCAAGTTTTTGACGAGCTGTTCACGTGCGCGCGCGAGCCCGATCTCGACGTGCTTCACGAAGACGTGCGCGATCGATGGTCCGAAGAGCTCGCGAATCGGGAGCCGCCGGGTGTCCCGGCGCATGAAGACGCCGCGATGGCCGCTCTTCATCTCCGCGATGAACGCGTTCGGATAGCGACCCGCGCCGCCAGGCATCCGGGCGGTGACACCGCGACCACGCCCTCGAGAGGGCTCAGGACCGCGCGCGTTGAAGTCAATCAAGGGGATCCGCTTCGCGCTCGCCTTGAGCGCCGCGGTCTGGTGGTCAGGGGTGGCCGGCGCCACGATGACCTTGTCGCGGATGTCGGCCTGCTTCACGCCCATGTCCTGGGCGACGAGCCGGACCATGAGGGTCTTGCCGCTGGCGATCGACTTGTTCAACGCGCGCGCAATCGCGATCGGTGCCTGCAACCGGAGGTTATCCAGGGCCCGTTCGGTCTGCTTCGTGTTGAGGGTCAGTTTCGCGATCACGCGAAGGCTCCTATGAGAAAATAGGGGCCATGCAAAAGACCGCCGACCTGTCCGGCCGCACGTTCGGACGCCTGACTGTTCTGTCGAGATCCGCGCTCGGCGCGAAACACGCCGCGTGGAATTGCCGGTGCGAATGCGGCACCGAGAAGGTCATCAGGGGCGAGCATTTGAACCGAGGAAGAATCGTGTCGTGCGGCTGTCACATGCGCACCTGCGCGACCACGCACGGCCACTACAAGTCGCCTGAATATTTCGTCTGGGATCGAATGTGGCAACGCTGCACAAACGACAAGGAACCTGGCTACACAAACTACGGCGGCCGCGGCATAACGGTCGATCCTGCGTGGAAGAAATTCGAACAGTTCTACACGGACATGGGTAGGCGCCCAACCTCGGCACACAGCATTGACCGCAAAGACAACGACGGTCCATACGCGCCATGGAACTGCCGGTGGGCGACACGCACTGAACAGAGCCGAAACAAACGAAGCAATCGCCTGCTCACATTTCAAGGCGAGACCCTGACGCTGACTGACTGGGCGATTAGAATCGGCATTCGTCGAGCCACGCTCGAGCAGCGTGTCGTCGACTCTAAGTGGCCTATTGAAAAGGCCCTGACAACGCCGGTTCATGGAGTGCCCCATCCCTCTTCGTAGCGCACTAAGTACGTGACGGCCGCGCCGACATACGTGCTACCTGATTCCCGCTGCAACGTCTGCACCGTGCCGCGTTCGAACGGCCACTGCAGCACCCCATCCAAGTAGCGATCCGGTAACTCGATCCCGCGCTTGATGTCGCCGATCACTTGCTCGATCGCCAGATACGGCTGACTGAGATCCGCGTTCACAATCGCCACGATGTTGACGGGCAATCCGACCTGCAGCTTCAGCCCGTCCTGGATCCATTGCGACTGCTCGACCCCGACCACGACCGCGATGATCTGCGCCGGGTCATCCGGACCGAGCGCCGGAATCTCCCCGAAGTGCACCTTCTGCCCGGCGTCCGTGTCGAACCCGTTCGCCGTGCGAATCAGTTCCAGCCGGGCCACCAGCGTTTCGAGGATGCTCTGCCGGCGCGTGGCCACGACTCACACCTCGTCGTCGACTTCATCCGCCCGAATCTCCACCACGACGACCCGGGTGTGATCCGCTTCGACTCGCTCGACGCCGTCGACCCGCCAGTGCCGCGGCGCTTCGATGTCGCCGCCCTTCTCTGGCGCGTCAATCACCGTCCCCCGTAGGACCGTTGGCACCTCGAGCCGACTCAGCGCCATCACTCGGCGGGGTTCCCGTCGCTGGAACTCGCCGCCGACCGGCATGTCCTCCGTGATGGTCGTGATCCAGATCCCGCGCGTCTCGATACCAGCCGCGCCTGGCGGAGTCACCACCACGTCGATCCCGTGCGCCGCCAGATTCAACTCCAGCGCGAGCGCCCGCAGCGACCCGAAGTCCACCGGCTTACGTGCCGGTGTCGCTGGCGATGGCGTTCAGGTACACCGTGCCGATCGTGTCGGTCGCCCCCGAGGTGTTCGCCTCGACCGCGAAGCCCACCAGGAGGTTGCCCGCGCCGACCGTCGTGAACCGTCCGTTGCCGGCGTCCCAGAACACGCGCGCGCCTTCGGTCCAGGCCTGCGACGGCGCCTTTGTGTACCGCACCACGCCACGGATCAGCGCGTTGAACCGGATGTTGATCGCGGCGGTCACCGTCGGCACCACCAGCACGTTCCCGATCTGCTTCGGCACGCCGGTGGTCACACCGCCAGACGGCGCCGTGAACTCCAGGACTTCGCCGGGCTGACTGTAATTTTCCATGTGTCTTCTGCTCCTGCTCCTGCAGCCTCTGCCTCAGCCCAGCGACTAGCTGGCGTCGGTGCCGTCGCTCTTGTAGACGCCCCGGTGGTCGATCACTTTGGCGCCGACGTCCTCGCGGCACTTGATTTCCAGGCCGTCGATGTCGAAGCCGATCCGGCTCTCGATGACCGGTCCGGCCTGGCCCTCGAGGAACACGAGCTCGACGATGTCGATCTGCGACACGGCGGCCGCGAGATACCAGGCGAAGGCGCTGCCGGTTGCGGTCAGCGCGCCGCCGCCGTAGCCGATCGTGATGCCCGCCTCGAGCCGCGGTTCGCAGATGACCTGGAGCTTGCCGGCGTAGGGGTTGACGGTGTTCTGCGTCGCCGCCTGCAGGTTCACGCTCACGAACTGCTCGGCCTTGACCTTCTTCGTCGGCGGCACGATCAGGTACTGCGGCTGCACTGAGATCAGCGTGACGGCGTCGAGCCCCTTCTGGAGGAGCATCGCCTTCTCGGCCGCGCCCACGTTCGCGACGGTGATGTCGCCGGCGCCCTGATAGTTCAGGTGGGCGGCCGAGAACAGCGCGTTCCCGTCGTTCATGTTCGCGTTCTTGAGGATCTGGTACCAGACCAGGTCCGACTCGAGGTTCCGCGCCATGCGCCCGAACTTCGTCGGCACGCGCGAGAACGCGTCGGTGTCGTCGTTGACCAGCGACTGACGGGTGATGGCGAACACGCGGCCGTAGGTGGCCGCCTGGACCTGCTCGCGGCCTTCCTCGATCGTGCCGCGCGTGAACTCGCCGTGCTCGAGCACCGGGCGCAGGGCCGGCGCATCGCCGATCTGCACGCGATTCGCGAGCTTGAAGTCCGGGACCGACCCGATCCGGGTGATCGCCATGAAGGTCTGCGGCGCCGCCTCGTAGTCCGCCCGCAAGCTCTTGTTGGCGACGTCCGCCAGCAGGTACGGGAAGTCCGAGGTCGTGTTCATGCCGCCGCGGGTGTGGGTCAGGCCCAAGGCCATACCCGCGATCTCCATCCGCGACAGGTCGGTGATGCGCTCGCCGCGGGCCTGCAAGTAGACCTTCGCGACGTCGAGCATGCTCATGCCGCGGTATTCGCGGCCGATGGCTTCGAGTTTGAAATGCGTCGGGTTGACCCGATGCAACAGCGCGTTCAGGATGCCCGAGCGCGCGTGGACGAATGGGTCCTCCCCGATCTCGACTGAACGCCGGGCGCCCCCGTTCGGGCCACTGGTCGGGCGCGGGTCGACCTGCTTCCGCATCTCCTCGAAGATGCGGGTCTGCGCGTCGAGCAGCCCGACCTTCTCGTCGATCAGCTTGCGACCGAACGCCCGCGGCAGCTTGGCCGCGTCACACGCGTCCATGATGCCGGTCACGCGCTGGGTCTCGTGCTCGGCCGCGCGCTCGCCTTCGGTCGGCTCGGTCGGCTCCTCTGCCGCCGCCAGCCCGACGCGCAGGCCGCCAGCCATCGGGTTCTCGGTTCGGATGTATGTCGAGAGCCCCTGTTCGAGATGCCGAATCTCGGTGTCGAGCGCCTCGACCGTCGCCATCTTGGCGTCAAAGGCCGCGCGCGCGGCGTCGTCCTTGAACGTGCCGTCACTTCCGCGCAACGCCTCGGCGTCAGTCACGAGCTGGGCGCGCTTTGCCTTCAATTCCTTCAGCATGATGTCTCCCTAGCAGATGGCACGAGCCAACCGGAAACGCCGATTGCGATCCGCATCGGCGACGCTCAGCACAGCCGCCGAACGCGTCACGACTTCGCATTTGTTGGTGTCGATATTCTGAGAGCGAATGCGGGCGCCGACATCAGCCGGCATCGGAACGAGCGAAATTTCGAACGGCTCCCACCGCGTGGCCACGCGCGTCGGGATCGCGCCGTTCTCGCCGGCGGTCTCTTCGAATTTCAGAATCCGATAACCGACCGACACGGCTCGAATGACGCCGTCTCGCACGTCCTGCCAGATCGGCTCGACTGCCTCGCGCTTCGAAAAGCGAACGGTCGCGCGCGCTTCCTTAGCCGTGAGCTTCACGGTCCCAGGTTCGACGACGCCGATCTGATCGGTGATGGAGTAGGCCGAGTGCGCGTCCAACAGCGGCGCGCCTGAATTCAATCGGTCGAGGACGATGTCCCCAGGCTTGAGCGACAGGACTTCGCGGTAGCGCTTCCCGGAATACCAGTCGACCCGCTCGACTGCGGCTCCGGTGGAGAAAATTAGTTCGACGGTGCGCGCGGCATCGTTGACGGTCGCGACTTCAGCGCGAACGCACAGCGGCGGTACGTCAATCGTCTGCGAGCCCTGCATGAATAAATGCAGGGTCGCACTGATATGGAAGTGCTTGGCCCCGCAGAGTTAGCGGGGGCGCAGAGTATGCGGGGTAATTTTTATTTCACCAGCGGCAAGGCACAGCCGGCGCGTTGGGGGCTCTGAGCCAGCCTTTGCGGTGCAAAAGTTCTATGTGGCGTTGGGCGGACGAATGGTGCAACTCCAACTTCCGCGCGACGTAGGAGGCCGGGCACGCTTCGCCGGTCGTACGGTAGTACGCGACGATCAAGTCGAGCACCATGCGCTGACGTCCGGTCAGCGTGACCAGCGAATCGCGACTCATACGGCCCCCTTGCGCTGCAACCGGCGGCGCTGCTGGCGTGTGAGCGGCGGCGGCGCGTTATCCTCAGGTACTGTGATCTCCGCAGCTCGTTCAGGATTCGTCAACTCGTCCGACGTGACCTGCATGTTCTGCGGCGCCTGCGAAATCATGGTGGTCCTCTTCGCTTCGTCCTCGAGCGCCCGCCATTCACTGACGAGCGTGCTGTGGGCGCGCGAGACGTCCTCGCGGAGGAGGGTGGCCCGTTGGAGCCCCGACTTGTAGTGCACGATCCGCGTCACGGACGGATCGAACACGTCCCAGTGTTCGTCCTCACAGTTCCATTCCAGGCACGGCAACCGAAGGACGTCGAGCTCGTGCCGGTAGCCCTTGAACTGCGCCGGCCACGCCTGGTCCGGTTGCGTGAAGAGCATCCCCAGCGCGCTCTGGTTCATGCCGCCATACGCCGGCCGCCAGACGTCGTGCTCCTGCGGGTGCTCGAGCAGGAACCGGTTGACGTCTCGCCACATCTGCATGAACCGCCGCGTGCGGTCCGAGACGCGCAGGAAGATCACCCCGCCGTTGAACGGATAGCGGGCCTCCTCGGGTTTTCGCGTGTAGGCCAGATCGAAGCGGCGCGTCCAGACGTCATCGAGCGGCCTGCGGATGATCGTGTCGCCGTCGATGAGGAGGAGGCGATCCCCGTCGGACGCCGCCGCCACGGCCGCCGCCCAGGCGTCCATCTTCCGGGTATTGTCCGCGTCGGGCTGTCGGCCCGTCGGGCTGTAAATCTCCGACGGACCGGTGTCGGCGACGTCCAGCGTCCACCCGGGACAGTGCGTGCGCGCGGTGTGCACGAGGACCTGCACCAACCGGGCCCAGTGCCCCTTCTGGGTGTCGTCGAAATACCGAACCACGAGACAAGGCGATGTCACCGGCGCCCTCCTGCGGCCAGGCGCAGCTGACGCGCGGCCGATTCCAGTTCATCGTCCTCATCCGCTGGCGTTGGCGCGGGCGCCTTAGCTTCGGGTTTCGGGACCGCTTTCCCCTGCAACTGCCCCGCCTGCGTCATCTGCCGCGGGTCGCTGTCGAGGATGAGCCCCAACTTGTCGAGCGCGATGTTATCCGCGGCCATTTCGGCGAGGACGTCCTTCGGGTCGTAGCCGCGCTCGCGCAATGCCTCCGACAGGGTCATGATCCCCGCGCGCACGTTGCGCATGTAGGCGAGGCCCTCGTTGACCGGGTCGATCATCGGCGCAGGCGGCGCGGTCCATTCCGCCGCGCCGACATCACCCGCCCCGAAGATCCCAGCGACTTCCATCGCCCAGCCCCAGACCGGATCGCAGAACTGCGGGATCAGCATCTTCCAGCGCCACGACTCGACCTTCTTCCAGTAGCGCAACCTGGACATCCGTGCCGCCGAGAACGGGAGCTCGGTGTAGTCCCCGGTCATGTCCTCGTAGGTCACGCCCAGACCGGAAGCAATCGCCCGGAGCGAGGTCTGCGAATAGTCGGCATACTCGCGGACCGTGGGCGGCTGGACGACGTTGATGGTTCGTCCCGCCGGCACGTTGAGGATCATGCCGGGTTCCAGGCTGTCGATCTGTGGGTCGACGCTCGTGTCGGTCGTGCCGAGCGGCGGCGCCGTGCCGTCGACGTCACTGGTGATGACCGCCAGGCACGCGGCGATCTTCTGCTTCATCAGCGTCGCGTCTTCGAATTCGTCGAAGTCCTTGAATCGCAGGAGGACCGGCGCGAACCACGGCACGCCGCGGACCTGGCCTGGCCGCAACGCCTTGAAGACGTGGAGGACGTTCGCCGCGGGCACCCGCACCGAGGTTGCTGTCGCAAAGCTCGACCCTGGATGTTCCTTGAAGAGCCAATAGGCGGACCGGCGACCGAGCGCGTCGTACTCGACGCCCTGCACGATGCGGTTCCCGCCGGGCAGCACTCCGGCCGAGTCCTTGCTAGTGTCGAGGAAGTCCGGTTCGAGGATCTGCAGCTGCAGCGGGATCGGCAGGTTATCCTCGGGCAGCCGAAGCCGACGGCGGACGAGGCACTCGCCTGATTCCGCCACCGTGCGCATGATCAACTGCTGCAGCCCGTAGAAGTCGTGGCGGCCGTCCGCGTCACAGGCCGTCGTCCCGGCCCAGGCCTGCCAGACCTCCTGCGCGCGGCGGTTCCCCTTCTTCGGCTTGGCCACGATGCCCCACCCGACCGTATCCTCGGCGATCGTGCTGAGCGCGCTTTCGGCGTGGGGATTGTTGCGCACCAGGTCGCGCGCGACGTCGCGCAGCGGCCCCAGGAACGGCCCGGTCGCCTGGACCGCGTCGGTCCCCGACCGCCGCCAGCCTTGCGTGCGTCGCCCCCCGCCAGCGGCTTCGTAGTGCCGGAGCGCGAGGTCGTGCGTCATCCGGGCCCTGAGGCGCTTCAACTGCCACCGCGGCGCGATCTGGCGCGCGACCCGGTCGATCCACGATTGCTGTATCTGCATCGAAGGTTCCCTTCCCTACCGCCAGTTGTCACGCACCCAGTCGAGCCGCTGCGATTCCTCGCCCCACGGGTCCGACTTGCCGTTCCAGAAAATCACGCGCGCGTTCGGGAGCAGGCGCCCGGCCGCCGGTGCGACGTGGAGCCGATAGCTGAGGACGCCGTCCGCGTCGGACCAGCGGGCTTCCTTGCTCCCCAGGCAGCAACTGATCCACGCCTGGTCCGTCCCGTAGTAGCCCGCCCGTTGCGCGCGCTCCGGCGACTTGCGCGGATTGAACTCCGTCCAGACCTGCGGCCGCGCGCCGGCAGTCATCAGAAACATGGACCCGTTGAAGCTGTTCCGCGCGTGCGTGCCATGCCACCCGACGAAGGCTTCCGGCCGATTCCACAGCGGCCGCAGGTCGTCCACGATGACGCAGTCCAGGTCGAGCGAGACGAACCGATCGCCGAACACCTGGCCGATGTCGGGGTCGAACGCCCGCAGCCGCCGGTAACAACTCGGATACCGCGGTCCCGACGGGTGCCCGAGGTCCGCGAAGTCGTTCCAGAGCGGCACGAACCGGATCCGGGAATCCAACCCTGTCGGATCGTCCGTGCAACAGATGAATTCGTGCGGGTCCGGATAGTGACGCGCCACCATCGACCGCAAGACGTTGACCTGCGCCGGCCCGTAGCTCGAGCGATACCCAGGCGTGTTCCATTTCCAGGTCACCACTCTCAGCACGAAGCCTCCAACGCGTAGGGCAAGGTGACCCGCAACGGCCTCCAGTTCGGCGTGTCCTCGCGCTTCGCCTTGATCAGGGGCACGTTCCGGCCGTCCTGCTTCTCCTTGCGCCCGTACGTCGTCGTCGAGGCGTCCGGAATCACCTCGCGCGCGTAGCGAATGAGCGGCTCCGGCCGCATGATGACCGCCGACGCGGCGTGCTGCACGCGCTCGCGGAATTCAGAATCGGATCCGTAGTAGCCCGAGAAGCGCTCGTCGTAGCCACCGATGCGGTCGAACATCGCCCGCGTCATCATCCAGGTGTTCGGGTGCGGCTTGTAGGACGTCAGGGCCGGCGCATCGACGCGCGAGAAGCGATAGACGGCCGTCGCGTCGAGCTCGGCCCCCACAATCCAGCGCAGCGTGGCCGTCGGGAGGGCGTGGTCGATGTCGGTCAGCAGCACCCAATCGGTGGTCGCCTGCGCCACCCCGAGATTCCGCGCAAAGAGCCAGTTCCAGCGCTTCTTTTCGAGGGCCCGGAATAGTCGATAGGAGGCGACATCGACCGGCGCGAACGCCGGCAACGCCTCCTTGCCGACCGGCGAGCAGTCATCCGTCACGATCGCGTGGAACCGCGCCTTCAGGTCGGACGGATACGCCGACCAGATCCGCTGCTGTTCGGCCAGCATGCCCCTGTTTTCAAAATAGGCGCAAATGAACGTCAGGTCTCTCATCGAGGAATCACCAAGCTGTCGAGATACCGACCCTGCTGAGGCGTCCGGAATGGCGCCGCGCTATACGCCAGCCGGTAGACACCGCGGATCAACTCGCCGCGGGCCGTCGCCGCACGTTCCAGCCACACCACTTCGTAGCCATTCGCCGCCGCGATGTCACGGTAGAGGCACTCGTTCGTGACGTAGTAGCAATGTTTGCCGTACCCCTGCGACGGGCGGTCGAACGCGATGAATCCGCCCGGCTTCGTCAGGGTGTGCATCGTGCGCCAGACCTGCGCCTGGTCGAAGATGTGCTCGCCAGTACCGAAGTCCGTGACAAGATCGAAGGGCTGATCTAGCAACGTTTCCAGGCCCTCAGCGTTCAGCAGAGGATTAATCGCCGCGATCGGCAGATTCAGATCCGCGGTCACCGTGCCCTTCCCGTTTCCGTCGATCGACACGTACCGCCCGCACCCGAGCTCCTGCTCGTACCACACCCGCGCCAACCGTTTCGTCGGCTCGCCGCACATCCCCTGGTCGCCGAGCTCGCACACCGAGAACCCCTTCGACAGCGGCAGCTGCGCGACGAACGCCGCGGGCTCTTTCTGAATCCCCATCAGCCGACCACCCAATAGAACGACGGGGCCTTATCGCCCGCCAGGACGAACCACGGATCGATCGCATGCTTCCGCACGAACGCGTCGACCGCGGCCTTCACCTCGATAAACGGCTCGTGGGCGCGCTCCGAGTAGTCGTGCCCGGCCACGATCCCACCGATCCGCACCTTCGGCGCCCACGCCTCGAGGTCTTGATCGACGAACGGTCGCCGGTGGTTCCCGTCGATGTAGACGAAATCGAGCGACCGGTCCGGCACGCGCGACGCGGCCTCGAGGGACGTCGTCCGCCAGATCGTGCAGCGGTACGGGGCCAGGCGGACGAGCGCCTCGCGGTACGCCGCTTCGAGCCGCTCCGCGTTGTTCTTCTCCTCGCGATACTCGTCATAGGCGCACCATGGATCCACGCAGAGCAGATCCAACCCGGGGATCGCTTTACACAGCTTCTTCGAGAACTGCCCCGTCCAGACGCCGACCTCGGCGCCGTCGCAGAAGCCGAGATCCGCGAAGACTTGGCAGAGGTCCGCCCGGCCGCGCTTGGAGACGTTCGGCGACATCACGCCCACCCGCCCCAGGCCTGCTCGAACCACGGCCAGCGCGCCACGGCTTCGTGCGGCTTTGGCTTCTTCACGAGGACCACCTTCGCCTCGTCAGGCCAGGGGGGCTGCTGTCGACTGATACGTGGGAACCAGGCGTAGGGCATCGCCGCGGCCGTTGGATAGCGTTCGGCGATCCAATCCTGATCGGTGCTCAGACGCTGCGCCACGTCGGGCGTCCACGCGTTGTAGATGTCCGCGCCAAAGCCAGCGTCCCAGACCATAACGCTGGAATTGAAGGCCCTAACCAGCTTCCGACCGTAGCGATCCGTGTCGAGGTGCGCGCGTTCCTTGACAAGCGCGTCCTCGGTGATCGCGAACGGCGCCGGGTAGTCGACGATCGGCGAAAGGTCCGAGACGAGCAACGAGTCGAGGTCGATGTAGAGCACGCGGCCCCTAAATCCGACAGCCTGGTAGAACAGGCTGACCTTGTTCCAATAGCCAACGCCGTTCCGTGGTACAGCCGTCGCCAGGCTTTGGATGCGGATCCGCCCAATCGACGACGGCAACTCGCTCGGTTGATCGGTCAGACAGACGAAGTCGAACGGCCGATCGAGATACCGCCGGACCATGCGCTCGAGGCGCACGACATAGTCGGATGTGTACGGCACCGGACCCCGCACCCAGACGCAGCAGACGGTCAGCATCAGCCCACCATCCATGACCAGAGGCGCGCCAAAAGCGACGATGGCTTAGGCTCAGGAAATACGCACGTCCTCGGCGGCGTCGCATTGGACAGGTAGCGTTCGCAGAACCTGTAGCCCTCGGGCATACTCCAGCCGCACCGTGGACAGTATCGAAACGGCTTCATCCGACCACCGGGTGTTTCTGCGGCACACCGATCGCGATCCACCGCTTCGCGCGTTTGTCCAACCGGTCGTAGGCGGCCGGGAGCGGCAGGTCCTCGCCGAGTGGCACGAGTTCGAAGTGCGCCTCCGTGACCGTCGTCTCCCACCAGTCCGGAGACTCTAAAATCAGATGCGCGTTCCGCCCGTCGGCGAGCACCTTGTTTGCCTCGTCGAGCGCGACGACGAAGAACACCGCCTGTCGCGCGAGCGCGTGGATGTGCGCGAGCACGGCCGGCAGTCGCTCTGGCTCGATGTGCTCGAGCACGTCTGTCGTCACGACGAGGTCGGCAAATGACGGCGGGTTCTCCTTGCCAGGCACGCCCGGGTCGTATTCCGCCAGCCGCAGGTGTAGGCCGTGCCGGCTCGCCAGTTCGAGCGTCAGCGACCCTTGTCCGGACCCGTAGTCGAGGACCGACGCGCAGCCGTAGCGTCGCGCGAGCGCCACGACGGTGTCGGCCCACTTCTTGCCCTTGCCCCCGTAGCCCTTCGGACGCGTGTGCAGTTCGCGCTGCATCGCGGCGTACTCGGGCGAAATCAACTCGCTCGCGCGCATCATCAGACCTTCAGTCCCACATGCTGCTTGTACTTGAAGTCCTTCCGCGCGGCCTGGTCGAACGGGGTCACGCGGTAGCGCTCGATCCCGTAGCCCTCAGCCTGGCTCTCGGCATAGAGCCGGTCGTAGCAGGCGACGAGCTCGGCGTTTGGATGCGCGAATACCTCGCCCTCGTACCAGTGCCGCCGGCCTTCCGCCGCGAGCCGAGGCACGGCATACTTCAGGTGCAGCTGCGTCTCGATGCGGGTGAAGTGCACCGCCTTCAACCGCGGGTCGTCGAGGCTCCACCCCTTCAGATCCGGGCAGTCCCAGTTCCCGTCCGTCGGCGCCAGCAAGTCGGGATGCGCCCGGAAGTAGTTCAGCATCCGCCCGTGGGCATCGTCCATGCCGCGCAGCTTGTCTAGGCCGGGAATGTGGCCCTTCGCGCGCGCGCAGTCGAACAGGATGCAGGACGTCGAGAGCTTCCCGGTCGCGTTGCGCACGAGCGCGACGTGCGGGATGGGTTGGGCCCAGAGCTCGGCGAGGTCCGCGACGAAGAAGAAGTCCGCGTCGGTGTAGATGGCGCGGCCCTCGTAGTTGCACACCGACGGAATCGACCATCGGAAGTGCGTGAACGGCGTCCGACCGGTCTTGCAGGCCCAGCCGGACCACGGCCCATCGGCCGCCTGGCGCATCCAGGTGATGTCGAGCGGCAGCGAGCAGTGCTTCCGCGCCGTGTATTCGAGCACGGCTTGCGCCTCGAGGTCTTCGTTGTTCGCACCGACGCCGACGAAGAGCCGAATCGGTTCACTCATGCGGACCTCTGGACGTAGGGACGGCGCCGACTGCTATGGTCGGCGTGATCGTGGCGGGCATAGGGGTTGTCGTGGCGGGTGCCTCGAAGCGCGCGAATCTCAAGACCATGCCGCCACGCGCTGTAATCAAGACTGACCTGCGTGTTATCGCCGGGATGCCGACGGATCTGCTCATCCCAGGTCTCGTTGAAGTGCGCCACCTCTCGACTCCGTTTCCGCACCAGGATGCAGGAGATGCTCAAGTGCGGCGACTGGAAGCCTTCGCCGAGATACTGCAGCACCTGGCGGCCGACGGCGTCTCGCTCAGACTGGCCGATCCGGACCAGCCGCGCCGCCTCCCGGTACGGCGACGCCCGCTCGTGATGCCGCAGCGCGGCGATGGGTGCGGCGCCGGCATCGCGCACCAACTGCGGCAGGTCGACGAGCGTGAATGACGCATCGATCCAGACGACGGTCGAGTACTTCGAGAACAGGAGGTGTGGCACGCACCGGAGGTGCCAGGCTTCCCGTCGTGGATCGCTGGCCTCCTGGTGCACCAACTGCCAGCCCTCCGGATCGCGGGTGATGTCGTCCGTGAAGCAGACGCACCGGTCGGCCCCGAGCGGCGCCATTTTTAGGCTGTCGCTCGCGCCGAAGATGGTCGTATAGACAACCACGCCGCGCGCGTCGATCATTCCTTCCATCCTCCGAGTTGCGCGAGATGCGCCAGCGTCGCACACGCCAGCGCCTCCGTTTTCCAGAAGGCGCGCTCGGCGGCATCGAGCTCGTGCTTGCCTTCCACTTCGGCACGCAGCGTCTCGAGGGCGACTTCGGTGCGCTTCACATATTCCTGAACCGTCTTCATAGAAACTCCTCGATCGGTCGCCGCTCAAAGGCCTTCACTCGCGTGCTCGGCGAGACGTTGACGATCCGGATCCCCTTCGCTCGAGCGTCCTCGGCCAGGCCCGCCAACGGCGCCATGTGCCGCTGGAAGTGCTCCTCCGGAATGTGCATCATCGGATGCGGCCACTCGCCCTCGAACCAGCGGCGCCCGCGCATGTCGTAGCCAATCAGCACGATCTCGGTCGCCCCGAAGTGGTACGCAAGGTTGATGGCCGACGTCCCGGAGTCGTAGCCGCAGACGTGCCCCGGCAGATCGCACAGCTTCGTGTGCTCCTTCGTCCGCGTGACGCGCTTGACCGTCGCCGGGAGCTCGTGATCAGACTTCCCGCGCACGACCATGTAGGTCCCGCGGAACTTCGGAATGAGCGGCAACGCGATCTGCGGCGTCCGCTCGCCCCCGAGGAAGAGCACGTCGGCATCCGGACGCAGGAGCACGCCTTCCTTGATGACGATAAACCGCCCCTTCAGCTTCGGGATGAGGGCGCGCTGCTCGCGCACGCTCTCCCCGCCACAGAGGACGAAGCACCGCTCGCCCACCCACTCGCGCGGGACGGTCCAGACCGGCGGCAGCGTCCACCCCTCGGGACGGCTCATGCGGCCCTCCGCAGCGCCGAGCGGAGGATCTGCTGATACCGCGCCGCGATGGTGCCGTCGGTGTAATCGTCGACCCGCGCCAGCCCGTTGACATAGGCCATCTGCCGCACGTCGTAGGCGGCCATAGTCTGCAGCGCCGTCACAAGGTCGCCGGGCCGCTCGACGACGGCGCCCGCTGGTTGGATCTCCCCGAAGGCCGCGCAGCCCTGCGTCAGGATGGGCCGACCGGCGGCGATGGCGTTGACGTACTTGACGCCGCTCTTCCACTCGCGACACGCCCACCCGTCCCACTCGTCGCCGCGAAAGGCGACCAGCAGGTCGGCCTCCCGGATGTCAGGCGGGTTGATGACAAACCGCATCCCCAATCGGTCGCACGCGCGCTCGATGGCGCCCTTCCACGACCCGAGATACCGCGGCGAGCCGTCATAGGCGACCAGCTCGACCCGTGGCCGGATCGGTTTCGGCCGCAGCCCGAGGCGGCTGTGATGGGGCAGGTAGACGCCGCCGATCGCCGTCGCCATCGCCTGTGTCGCGCCGATCACGAGCCGCGCGCCGGACTCGCGCTGGACCTGCGCCGTGCGCGCGAGATGCCACGCCGGGCCTTGACTGTTGTCCCGCGGCTGTTTCCAGTAGTCGAGGACGTCCCAGATCACCGGAATCCCGATCTTCCCGGTCTCTTTCCACCAGACTTCCGCGGCCCGCTTCACGAGCACGATCACCTCTGGCCACGACCAGTCGATTTGATGCGCGCGTGTCGCGCACCTGGCCACGGCCGGGCCACCCATCGCGTCGGCCATCTGCCGCCCGCGCATCTGCCAGGCCCCCTTATCGCAGCCGAGGAAGAGCACCTTCGGACTTGTCATCTTGACACTCGCACGCGTGCGGACGGGTATTCCTCGCACGCCGCCAAGTACCGCTCGACCCATGGCACAAAGTGTTCGTACGAACCCCACCCATTCCGCGGGTTGTGCTTAATGAACCGCGCTGGCTCGGAGCGCATGAGCGTGACCGCCGTCCGCAGAGGCTCGATTAGTTGCCCGGCGAGTTCGATTCCGATCTCTTCTGGCCTCCAGAGATGCTCATAGATGCCAGCCTCGGAGGCCATCGCGGTAAGGTTGTGGGTGCAATTCGCGTCGAAGAACGTAGGCGTGGCACCACGTTCATGCCGATGCCCGCAGTGCGAGCACTCGCACGCTTCGGTGATTGGTTCGCCATGCAGATACACGTTGAGGCTCATTCCGTCACCGCCGGCGCCTTGTCGTGGGACTTGTCCTTCTTCGAGAGCGTCATCGGCTCGCCCCGTCGAAACTTGCGGACAAAGAGCGCGATGTGTCCGAGGTCGATCGCGTGCACGCCGCGCGCGCAGAGCTCGACGGCCATCACCGTCGCGGTCGGCCCGAGACAGAGCAGGGCCCGCTTCGGCTGTCCGATGCGATCGATCAGCCGGTCATAGTCCGCCCACGCGTCCTGCGGCGTGCTCACGATCTCGCGGACCTCGCCGGCGCCGACCAGGTCATCGCAGAGCAACCCTTTCCCACTGCCGCGCACGAGCGTCACGTCCTGACCGAGCCAGAGGGACTCGACCTGCCGCCAGTACTCCGGCGTGTTGATCCACGGGGCGGAGTCCGGACGCGTGATGAACGAGCTCACGTATGGACGCGCCGTGTTGAGAAAGGTCGCGTACTCTTGGAACGGCTGCCAGAACTCCGCCTTCGGTGTCTGGCTGTGGATGTTCGGGATCCCCACCATGCACGACCCCGAGTCGACGAGGATCGCGCGCAACCGTTTCGCCAGCTCCGGGTGGTAGTCCTGGCTCACGTTCCGGTTCCCGGCGCAGTGTTTGAATTCCCCGTCCCCGTAGCGGGCGATGCTCGCGCCGGCGACCACGCGCCGCATGGTTTCCTCTTCCGACCGTACTCGTGGATACCCCGTCACTGCGTCCCCTTGGCCGTCGCCGCAAACCGCGTGCGGGTTGATAGGCCCGCGGCCGCCGCGACCTCGGCCTGCATCACCGCCAACAGTTTCAGCATGTCCTCGATCGAATCGAAGACCACGACCTGGTCAGCGAAGGCGATCGAGCGCGCCCCCTTGCGGTTGACGATGGCGTCCTTGAGCAGATCGATGTCAGCTTGCACCCACGGCATCAGTGCCTCCCCCTGAGCCAACTCCCGCGCCGCGGTGGAATCCACTTCGGCTTCGACGCCGGTGTCTTCGGCTCGACCGCTGGCGTGGCCGCGCGCGTCGGATTGAGCCGGCGCGCCATGTCCTCGAGGTTCGGCCGGAACAACCGCAGTGCGGCGATCGCGTAGACCGTCATGTCGAGCGCCTCGTTCCGCGCGCGCCGCTGGATCCACTGCCGGAACGGCACACCCTGCCGATACTTCGTGACCAGCCGCTCGGCCGTCAGCTGCTCGATAAATTCCTCGTCGACCCCAACCCGGTGCACCTGGCCGACCTGGTGCGACAGCGGGAGATGCACGAACCCTGGACCGACGTCCTGAATCTTGAGCCGGCTGTAGAGCAGGCCTTTACAGGTATCCGCGCCCACCGTGTAGAGCGCGACCTTTCGAATGTCGCGACCGCTGCGCTTCTGCGAGGGCGCCGAGACGATCGGCCGGTCCGACCCGTCGCGCCCGATGATCGCGTAGACCCGCTGATGCTGACGCTTCGCGACATAGTCGTAGACGGACTGCGTCCGGTGGCCGGCGGAGTCCACGCAGGTCGCGGCAATCTGCAGCAACGCCCCGGACTCGTGCTGATACGTGCCACTCAGCAGGGCGTCGAGCGCCTGCCAGGGCTCCGGACGCTGCGGATCGCCCGGCAGCAACCGGGACTCGATGATCCACGACTCTTCGCCCGGCCCCCACCCGACGACGACCAGCTCGAGCCGGTCGTCCTGCACGTCGACGCCCATCGTCAGGCAGCAGGCCCCGTCAGGCACCGGCGCCGGATACGGCTCGCGCCTGGCAATGAGCGCGTGCGGTTCAGCCTGTTCGCCCTCCTGGTCCTCCCAGGTCTCTCCGAGCGACGTGTTGATGAAGACCTGCAGGGTATCCGGCGCGCGCTTCGCCTCGAGGAAGTCGGTCACGATCTCGGCGAGCCGGCGCCAGGGCGAGTACGCCTCCCAGATGTGGAAGCCCGCCGTCCCCGTGAACGGCGCCGTGGGCCGCCACTCCGGGTCGCGCAGCATCTCCTGCCGTTCGGATTCGTCCATCGTGCTACCGCACTCCGGGCAGACCAGGTGCGCGGTGTCCGGCTTCCCGGCCTCCCAGTGCAGATGCTTCCACTCGAGGACGTGGCGGGTCGCGCAGTGCGGGCAGGCGAGGTAACAGCGCCGCTGATCACTCTCGTCGAACCGCGCCTCGATGCGTGAGATCCCCTTGATCGTCGGCGTCGACACGACCAGGTGCTTCCGGTTCCAGAACGTCGTCGTCCGCTTCTCAGCCAGGGCGAGCGGGTCCCCTTCCGAGCTCACGTCCCATCGATCGATCTCGTCGGCGAGCAGCCACCGGATCGGCCGCGACGCCAGCGACGCCGGACTATTGGAGCCCGCGAGCGTGATGTGCCCACCAGGGAACGTCTTGTGGCGAATCGTGTTCGACGCGTCCCGCCGGCCGTCACTGACCCGGTCGCGGAGGACCGGCGTGTCGCGCAGCATGGGCTCGATCCGGTCCTTCGAAAACGCCTCCGCCATCTCGAGGGTCGGCTGCACCAGCAGCACGGGGCCCGGGTCGATGTCGATGCTGTAGCCGAGCAGGTTCAGCAGCATCTCGGACTTGCCAATCTGCGCGCTGCTCATCACGACGACCGTGTGCACCGTCGGGTCGTGGACGGCGTCCATGATGTCGCGCTGGTAGGGCGCCCGGGCCGTGTCCCACCGGCCAGGCTCCGCGCTCGCTTCCGGCGACAGGACGCGATACTCGTCCGCCCACTGGCTGACGGTGACGTTCGGCGGTGGCGCCAGCGCCCGATAGAACGCCTGCTCGAGCGCCGTGGTCACGCCGCGGACTCCGTAGGCTCCCCGTGCGCCGCGAGCTCGCGCAGGGCATCGTCAATCTCGACGAGGAGGAGGGTCTTTACCGCCGCCTGCCCGCGCTTCGCTGCCGATACCAACTTCTCGGCGACGCCATCAGGAATACGCCGAAGCCGTGCCTTCGTGGCCGCGGCCACGTTCGCCAGGTCCCTGGCCGCCTCGTCCACCTCCACGAGCTCGCCACGCCTGAGCCGAATACGCAAGTCGAGCTCTTCGGTCCGTTTCTGGTCGAGCAGGGCGCGTTGTTCGGTCGCCGACAGGTTCGACGCCCCCACGCCGCCCCTCGCCCGTGCTTCACGGTCCGCATACCAGCGGATGCATTCCGGCATCGCGTAGCGCGAGGCGCGACCAGGACCGCCACGCTCGGCAATCGGCAAGCCCTCCCGCTCCCACTTCGTGACCGTCAACATCGCCACCCCAAACAGGGCCGCCATGTCTCGGCGCGTCACGAGCGAGGCGCTATCTGCTTTTGCCATATACCCTTAGAGGCACTCACAACCTAGCGATATTCTGCGGCCCGTTTACC